TTGCTATGCTTGCCAGTCTTATGATTGTGTTGAGTATTGTGAAAATGATTGTGGTCAATTCTGCTCTGAATGCAATGAGGGTTCATGGCGTGATGAAGAGGCTATGAAAGAATGTCAGACCCATAGTGTACTATTGGAAACTACAGAAAAGGTGGAGGCATAATGGCTAGTTTCTTAGAAGATGTAAATCAAATGGTAATTGACGCTGTATATCAAGAGATAGCAGAACAATTACTAGAGGACTGGATTAATAATAATTTAGATGAAGGTCAGTATTATGCAGATAAACAATTTGCAGAAATGTCAGGAGATAAATTCATACAAGATGAGTTTAATAAGTTCTATGAACTAAAAGAGGGAGATGAGGGATACCTATGTTAGGTTATGAAATGGCAGATATAGATGAAATGATTAACTCAGTTCATGATGCTAAGTTGTTCTATCTTAGGACTCCGTCCGATTTGATCGATAAAGAGCCATTAGTCAAAAGCTTGGAAAAGACAGTTAGTTTCTTACAAGGCTTGTGGGCAGAGGGATATTTTGATGGCTACCAAGACTAGTACATTTATGGAGTATATGAAACTTCATTTAATTAGTCTTAACCAGGACTTAGAAATGAATCCTGAATCTATCAATGTAATTGATATCCCAGGACAAATATATGCAACAGAACATTTGTTGTCAGTGGCTACTGATATAATGAACTCTTCTAACGAAAGGGTATATGAATGAATTCAGAAGACATTGGGCTCCCGCCCCACTTGCAACGTATGGTCAATGCAGGAGTATCAGGCCTTGACATATTGCACGGAGAACTAAAGAATCTAATGTTGATTGCTGAGCAAGACTTAGCAAGCGCATTGGAACAAGAGGAGTTGTCTGAAGAGGCAATGGATTCTATGGTCCGCACAGAATGTGAAGGGCGCCTAGATATGCTAGTAGAACTTTATAAACTAACTTATCAATTATCATTTGCGATTGGAGCACGTAATGAAGCCTGAAGATAAAGATAAACTAAACGAATGCTTAAAGATTCTTGACAGCACCGACCTTGGCTTGTCCATGGTATGGCTGTGGACGTGGTCGACTATTAACAACATCCTAGAGGATGAGACATACAAGGCCAAAGTAACCCAAGACCAAATGTGGGACCACCTGTGCGAGGCTGTAGAGGCTGGCCACGGGTTCTCTCTAGAGTGGGGTGCAGAACAACACCAAGATGATGTCCTTGAATGGATGACTAATCGTGACTACATTGTTGACACAATGTTCGAAGAAGACGAGGAGGAAGACGAGGATGAGGATGAGTGATCAGTACATCAATGATCAATTAAATACAGCACAAAAGCTTTTGTGGGGTGGATCCGAAACAGAGAACATCGAGGCACACAACATCATTGCTAAATTAATTAAAGATAGAATGGAACTAAGCGATCAAAATTGAGGGCCAAAATTTGGTCTTACGGAGGTATTTACAAATTCGTGGATATCTTGTATAATTGAAACAAATATCATCTCTTGAAAGGGGATAAACAAATGGCAACAAAGCGTGAATATCTAAAGCAGCAAGGCATTACAGTAGGTGTACGTGGTCGTTTCTCAGGAGCAGCTAAGGTAGCTCTAGCAGAAGCTGAGAAGGCAGGCGTTGTCTTCACCAAGGAAGTAACAAACAAGGCGAAGTAAAACTTGGGACGGGGTTGGGGCTCGTTGGTCCTTGACCCCGTCTCTTATTTTTGGTATAATCGACAGTTAGGCGGAAGGCGGAATATGAGTAAGTCACCTGAAATCAAAGTAGCAGAATCATTAGTTAATCTAATGGATGACCATTGGTTTAATCCAACAGTCTTTGGTAGATATTTGGCGGAACAGCCATTGTATACAATTGACAGAGTTATGGAAATGATTGTGTCAGTTATATCAGAGCAAGCAAAGTTATATAATGTATATTCAAATAGAGGTGAATCAACCGAAGGTTTATCTCTTGCTAATGAATTAAATGAATGTATTAAAGCATACCAGCAAGATAACAACTTAAATAATCTTAAGTTACCCTCCCGTTCTTATACAGTTAAAAAGCGGGAAGAACCAAAAGCCACATATAAATTTGGATGGCGGAGTGAAGAACTAGATCCATTCAATTAAGGCATATACAATGAGAGAAGAATGCCTGGTTAGATAGATAAACATATCTAGCCCAAATTATCCACAGGATTATCCACATCCTGTGGATTTTTTGTATGTGTGGGAATGAGGGCAAATTTTTCTATTTACGACAGAGATCTAAAATCCCTGAAAGCTAGGGCCAAATTTTCTATTTACGAAGGCTTGACAAAAATCCCTGAAAATGCTACAGAATATGTCTAATTAGATATATAATCATTATAGAATGTCGACAAATCTGTAGAGAATATGGCAAAATAGATCAAAATTCCTCATGAAATCTATTGACAAATATGGATCAATATGCTGCGTATATAGGGCAAATATGTCCGAATTGTCCTCTTGACATTACGTTAAGGATATGGGATGCTCAATTACATATGTATATATAACTAGATATAACTATAGTATATGAATATGAATCTAGAGTATAAATTCTCCACTATGCTCCACTTTACTCCACTATATAAGCCTTTAAAGGGCTATAGGAGACCAGAGGAATGGGAGGGGGATATAGGAGTTAGCTACCTATTTGGTCCAAATAGAGGAGTTATTGTAGGGTGCATATCATCGTCATCTGACCATTTGCCTGTAGAATATCCTGCTGTATTGAGATCATTCTCTATCCCTGCATCCTCTGGATCACCAGGTTCTGGCATTTCAGATGCCTTGATCACATCAGCAATAAATATCTTTTTCATGGCTATTTACATGAGCGAAATAGCTCAATTACTCCACCTATGATAGCAATTGCTGATATGCCTAGCATTAGATAAATCCAATATATATACCAGATCCACATTATTTACAACTCATGCAGTAATATGGAGCACGTAGGTTATCTATACCGACATATCCTGATTTAGCACATTTGTAACATGTAGCTTTAACTACATTAGGATCTCCAAAGTCTACCCATTTGATACGTGTATCTCTGGTATAAAATACCTTGGTTGCATACCATGTAATGGCTATTAGTAGTAGTTCTATCATTGTTCCCGCCTTTCAGCAATTATGAGTGCATCCACAATCTGGACACTCTTCCCCTCCAGCAGCTTTACAATCATCGCACCAGTCTGGTGGATTTTGCTTATATCCTGGTATTTTTTCTTCAGTCATATAATATTTCCACTTCTTTATAGATGAATATCGTTTACTGGTTCTTTTGACCAATGTACGTAGGATCTAATATATACCGCTCCATAGGCAAGAGCTGCCAATATGAATCCGTATTGCTTTGTGGTTATGGCATATATCATCCATAGGCACTCATTTACCAGCAAGACAAGCCAAGCCCAAATAACCTTGCGTCCTACAAAGAATGTGCCTGTTACACCAATTGCTGCCAATATATATGACCAATACATTTTAAAAACCTTATCTATAGTTATCCATTATAGTATATATGACAGGTACTGTCAAGATGGTCTCTACCGCCGCCGCTTTCACTAATTGCGATCAATATAGTTCTATATAATCTTAGTTGACTAAGAGTTACAGAGTTCTCCAACCATGAGCTTTTACTTCTTCTATATCTTCTGAGTATATGCTATATAGGTGAGACTCTAATGTCTTTCTAGTACCGCTTTTTACTTCATTAACTCCATGCATTAAATCAGCATCAAATACCACTACGGATCCCGCCTTTGGTTTGACAGACATTCCTATTTCTGGGAAAGTTATCTCCCCTCCAGTATACTCGTCAGTCAGGTATAAAAGAGCATTAACGATAGATCTAGGGGTGTGCGTATCTTCGTGATCGTATTTAATCGTATCTATATGTGGAGCAAGGCTCTGTCCAACAATCCAATGTGACAAAGCATAAGAGTTTTTTGCTATGTACTCTGATTTATCTTTATTAGATCTATTTAAATATTCAATAATAGCAGCATTAATATTGGTTGTTAGGTAGGTACTTAATTCATCTTTAGATAATGCAAGAGTAGATCTAAAATATTTTAGCTGCTCAAATGATTGTAGTTTATTCTCTAAATTAAGTATTTTGTCTATATTCTCTTGATCTACACAATCTGTTATATATAGACCTTTATCGGCTAATCTGTACTCTACATTCATTATAGTTTTTCTTTAAGGTTGTTTAGTAGATATTAGCTCTTGATATGTTACATATCCTTTCTCTCTGAGCTCTTTTATATGAGGAGAGTTTATGCTATGTAAATGATAAGTTATTGCTCTTCTATCCCCGCCTAATAATGTTTTTACGCCATGAGTAGTGTCAGATTCAAAGACAATCATGGACCCTAACTCTGGCTTTAAAGCAATACTCATATCTGGAAAATATATCTCTCCGCCCTTATAATTGTCAGTTAAATAAGCAAGTGATGTTAGAGATGGTCTTGGACCAGTACTTTCGTATTTTTCCCCATAGGCAATTGAATCTTTGTGATCACCTAAAGAAGCATACTGTTTCCATTGAGCTACTTTATAATGATTTGGAAACAAATAATCTGATGGGTTTTTATTAGATTTATTAAGATATTCTAAAATTGAATTACTAAAAACTACATTAAAATAATCAAATAGTTCTGGGCTAAGATGTCGCATAAATCTATATGAATAACAGTTTCTAACTTCGTTTTTATCCTGCTTGTCATCCATTTTAATGAATTCATCTATATGATCTTGATCTATGCAATTTGTTATATACATACCCACATCGCCTAGATTTGTATGTATATTCATTATGAAGATAACCCCTTAAATGAATGACATGCACATACGCCTACTACCTGATAATTTCTATTTACTTCTGCTAGATCATTATATGTAGCTACAGATTGACAGTAATGGCATTTCTCTAGTTCTTCCGCCTCTAGGGATGCCTCTAGGTTATCTAATATACCCATTTAATCCACCTTTGGTTTAAATACGCCATCCCAAGAAGTTGTTGGTTCTTCTGGTAATCCTGTTGCTTTATTAATTGGAACACAATTAGGGACTTTCTTTCCGCCCTTGTTCTTCATGCCGACCTGCTTATATCCTGCCCAGCAAGCCTTCTCAAAGTTGTTCCATTTATCTGTATGCTCATCATCTGAGATATAGTTCTTTGATATTTCTTCGTCTGTAAATTCTATGTTATCCATATTCTTATTATACCTTATTTATTTACATTAAAGAAAAGAATAATGTTTGCTCGTTCCCCGCCAGTAACTTCATTTACTGAATGAGGATACTGTTTGTCACCCTTGAAATAAATTAATGCTCCTGGATCTGGTTTATACGCAGTTTGACCACCTTCTTCATGGTAAAAAAGAATTTCTCCGCCTTCGTAATCATTGTTTAGGTATAACAGTGCAGAATATCCTATTAGTCCATATCCATCTACTCCGCCGCCGTCATCTACATGGTAGCCAAGGAATTCGCCCTCACGCAATACCTGATATAAAACTCTGTTGATTTTTATTTTATCTTCTGGAAATCCAAATTGTCTTTGAATATCTTCAATAATTAATTTAATTTTAATATAAGTCTCATTGCTCACGTCAAAAGGATAAAGCTGTTTACTAAGTTTGCCCCTTGGGTTAACCTCAGCCTTTGGTCTCAAGAACAGCTCAATTTCTTTAGCTAATTCCTCTGAAATAAAATTATCTACTATTGTTGGTTGCATTTAAATTCCCATCTTCTATGTGATATTGATATTATAGCATTTGTATATTATTATTGCTTGACTATTCTTTTGATCTCATATAAACAATTAGGGCATTCACCTTTATATAGCCATTTACCTGAATCTAAGGCTATCATTTCTGTGAGCCTGCCGACCACATTTGATTTACAAACAATACAGTATGCATTTACAGTCATATCTTAATTATACTCCACGTAGTGGAAAAAAGATAGCTCTACCGACGAACTTTTTCACTTTTTGCGTTCACTAATTGCGAGCAATATTTACCATATAGTATAATATAGGTATATGAATACATTATCTGATCTAATTCAAGAAGCTAAATCTCAAGGCAAACACTATGCCGTATTTAAAAATTGGCATCAGCCTACCCCTACCAGAAAAGAGATGGAGGCTATGTACGGCCCAGAGGATGGCAGGGAGCAAAGACTTTACATTAAAGACAGATCATTCCCTGATAAAATGAATCAATTTATAGATCAAGGCTCTGCAGCTTATCCTGAATCAGATAATCATTTCTATGTTCTTGGAAGCAAAGAGTATAGAAATCATTTTACAAGACGCCCTGGGGCAAGGCTACACAGAGACAATTTCGATGTAATTCATTGGCAATGTACAGGCGTGACAAAGTGGAGTATTGGAATAAATGCTGAAGCAAAAAACAATCCCGCAACCATTACTAATCCAGACCAGAAAGCATCGTATGACGGAGAATGGTTTTGGCAAGCAGAGTTTACTGAAGAGCCTGATACATTTTTATTAGAACCTGGTGATGTGATATGGTTTTCAAAATACGCATGGCATACAACAGAAAACCTATGCGATAAATACTCATTGGTTATGTTATCTGGAAATGAAAAAACTTTATTGAGAAAGGATATGATTATTTAAATGACAACAATTAAAGAGTTTGTAGACAATGCAAAAGAACAAAAGCTTTATTATGCTGTTCTAAAAAATTGGCATCACCCTGTACCTTCATGGGAAGATTTTGAAGAAGTAATTGATCCTAAAAGCAATGGAGTCCGTAAATTCATAAAAGATGTTCCTCTAAAAGAAGAAATGCAATACTTTTTAGATGAATCTAAAAAAGCTTACCCAGACATCGAGTATCAATATTATATATTTGAGGGTAAAAGATACAGGAATTTAGATGTTAACTGGCCTGGTGAACCTTTACATAAAGATCCATTTGACATACTACACTGGCACTGCAAAGGTGTAACCGAATGGCAAATAGGACTTTATGCAGAAATGAACGGAACACCTAAAGAATTTGAATATGAGGAAAGAAAAGGTTGGGATTGGCAAACTGCTTGGACAAGAGAACCGCAAACTATAATGTTAGAGCCTGGCGACCTTTTATGGCTTAGAAAAGGAACATGGCATAGAACACAAAACTTAGCAGAAAAATACTCTGTTATATTTGATGCAGGTCCTCTTTGGGAATAGCAATTATTCTAAATCTATTTGTTTGCTAGCTAAATACATTGGCATGCCAACTTCTATTTTTGCACCAGGTGGCGTAGCACTATTTATTTGTATTAAAGAATCTGCTTCAAATATAAGCATGCTCCCAGCTTTAGGGTATATCGATACGTCTAGATCAAGAAATGTTATATCTCCACCTTGATATCCATCAGTTAAAAATAAAAAAGCACAAATGTCTGGTAAAACAAGAAGATTTCCTTCATAATTTATGTTTTGTCTATGTGCATGAACTGCTTTTTCATTCCAAGCTATGTATGCGTAGTAATCGTTTGCTGGTTTGTAATCATCAATACTTCTTCCAGTTAGCTCTAAGTACTTTGTAATACCTTCTATCATTATCTCACGAGTGCTTTTAAAACAATTTGCATGAGAAGATCTGAAACTATGTACAGTGTATCTTGTACCAAATCTTAACTCTTGTTTTTCAAAAGATGTTGCATCTGAAATTAATTCTTTAATCTTTTCTTCTGTTGCACAATCTTCAATATAGACTCCAAGGTCTCCTATTTTTTCTATTTTATCAAACATTTTTATCTTAAGCCTCTTGTAAATTTATTTTTTTAATATTGCTTTCTATTATTTCTGATAAATCTGCAACTGGAAAATCTGGCAATCTATATTCAATAGACTCATCAGGACCTATAATAAATTTTGTAAAATTCCATGGAACTTCAAATGCAAGAGTTTCCTGTAAGTATTTGTAAACTGGGTTCATCATGTCTTGATACTCTAGTGATATACCTACTCTAGACGCAACTATAAACTTAACGCCATATGTATTTTCACAAATATCTTTTATCTCTGCTTCAGTTCCAGGCTGTTGGCTTCCAAAATTATTGCAAGGGAAAGCTATAATAGTTAAACCTTGATCCGAATACTTTTCATGCAATTCTTGCAAATCTTTTAGCTGAGAAGCAAATCCACATTCTGTTGCAATATTAACTAAAAGCAAAACTCTATTTTTAAAAGCTGAAAATTCTTTTACTTCTCCACTTGCTTCTCTAAAACTTAAATCATATATTGACATTTATCCCAACCTCTTCCAGTTTCTATATATCCTGTACTCATCTAGCCATCTTATTATGACTGATTTATCTACCTTGCAAGCTAAAGCTATATCGAGAATATCTATCTCTTGTACAACATATTGATCCCTTAACCAGGACTCGTTCATGTACCTAGGATTAGCCATATAACTATATTATACTATATCGCAATTACCTACTGCCGCCTTCTATGCTTCTTCTCTTTTCCATTGATCTTCCCATAGTCCCATCAATGACTCATTACCAATATCATCAAAGTAATAACGCTTGGCGTTACTATTGTATGTCCACCCATACCATTTATCGCCTTCCGACCATGTTAGATTAGTTGGCTCTTCATTTTCCGCTTCTTTGAGAATACGTAGCAATTCATCATTATCTCTTACAACTGCCTGAATTGCCTCTCTAAGGCGTTTAGGGCGCATTAGATATTTTTCTACAATATTATAAATCATTTATAGTCCTAAAATTTTTGTTGATAATGAGAAAAAGGTTTCTCATATATATAGGTTTGAGTCATGTATCTATTTCCTGAAATAACTGTTTTTACTTCATGAGATAAATTGCTTGGGAAAATTACAACTGAGCCAGCTTCTGGCTTTATTGTTACATTTTCATTTGGAAAATGTATTTCTCCACCTTCGTAATCGTCATTTATGTAAAGAAGAATAGTAAAGCTAGGCTTAACTTCATTTTCTCCGTCTTTAACATAACTATAAGCATCTTCATGAGCGGTCATTACCGATCCAGCAGCATAGTCTCTTACAAGCCACCATCCAGTTCCTAGGTTATCTGTTGTTATTTTTAAATTATTTTGATTAATATATTCTTGCAAACACTTTGAGTATACATCTAATATTTGATTATATGCTTTTTCATTTTCATAAACAATAGTTGATCTACCTATTAATGTGCTCCCACCACCGTCGTTATTGTATGGCCTCCAATCTTTTAACAAGATATCAGAAATAAGCTCGGATGGATTGTTAAATGCAGAATTCCACTGCCAAATTCCATTTTCTCTTTTAATCAATTCATTCGACATATTGACCTTCCTTCGGCAACATTAATTCACATCTTTCACAATAATTGTAAGAAAGCCCAGTAAAGGGGCAGCTTCCAGCATCTACCAGAGTGTGACCAACAGCTTTACACTTTATTTTTTTAAATATTATTTTAAGCATATGACAAATATACTATATTAGTATCTTATTGTCAATGCTTAAGAATCTTTTTCTTTAATTCTTTTCCACATTCCGTACTGATCTGGTTCTTCTAAGGCAATATACTCCTGGCCTGTTTCTAAATCTATTAGTAACCATTTGCCTGGAGCTTTTGTATGTACAATTAAATCAACAGCCTTGTCTAACTCTTTTATTTCAGATCCTTGATACATCTTGGGAAGAAATGAGTAAACATTGTTTAATAGCTTTCTTTTTTTCATAATACTGGTGAGTCCAAAACTACATCAATTGCATCATCAATATTAGATTGATGTTCTCTAGAACAGTTTCCACAAGATTTGCACATTACTTTCTGCCCCATTTAACTTTATTCCAGCCACGCTCATGAAAGTAATAAAGGATTGTTTTTGTTAATACTTCAAACCCTGCAATTGATGCAGCCGTTATTGCTTTATGTGTTATAAAGTATGACAATACAAAGGTATCTGCTGTTCCAATTATACGCCAAGTAATTGCTTTTAATGCTGATCTTTGTTTAGATACATTCATGATGGCCACTCAATATTATTATCCTTTGTTACAGAGTCCCAAATTTTAGAGGCCCATTTCTTTACGTTTTTGCGTAGCCGATATAGCATGAATGTCTGCCCCCAAATCTACTTGTTCAATCTTATATCCTACATCACGACCATATACAATATTAGTAATGTTGGGTAGTCTTAATACTAATGCTCCATCCATAAATTCATCCTTGGCAATATATTCTTTTACCTGATCAAACTTAAGTGGATCTTTCTCGCTTGTATTGTATGTATTACGTACTCCAAGAAGTACTTGGTCAGTTCTCTTTCCCGCCTCCTTGTACAGGGCGTGATGGCCCTCGTGCCAAGGCTGGTATCGACCAAGCATCAATGTTGTGGGTGCAGACCAGTCGTGTATTTCAAATTTTTCAATAATATGAGATGCTTTTTGTTCTGCATTTAAATTGTGGCTGATAAATGATACATCAAAATCTGCTGGACGCTCAAACATTTTATTAGTATCTTCAAAACGCCCCTCTGCAATAGTATCCATGAATACTAAAATATCTGGCTTACCAAATGCTACACGAGTTAGTTCTGTAGGACATACAAAGTCTACAATTACTGGAGCAATACCCTGCTTGGAAATCAGTCTTGCCATCTCGCCCATACGACGAGCCTGCTCAATTCTATCTTCAGGGGTAAATCCTAAGTCAGAATTAACTGTTGCTCTAACCTCATCTGCATTTAAATGGATTGCATTAATTCTCTCCTTAAGAGATTTTGCAAGTTCTGTTTTGCCTGACCCTGGAAGACCAATTATTTGAATAATCATTTATTAATTTCCTTTACTAAATCATGAATTGCGTCGTCACAATCATAAATTCCTGGTGATGAAATCAAAACTTCAAAATCTTTTAGCTCAAGAAGTTTTTCTTTAACCTGTTCTTTTGTTCCATATATTGAGCTTCCAACTAATGGTCCATCTACTTTGTCATATATCTTTTTTGCTTCATTTTCAGTTTCACATATTATTACAAATAGATTTATCATATGAGTACCTTTAAGCGTATTGAATCTTTCTGGGCTTGTCAAATGATCTTTTAATAAATAAATAAGGCCATCACCGTATTTAACCGCATTACTTATATTTTCATCAGAACCACCGCTAAAAAATATTTTAGGCATATCATTATTTAAAAATTTGTGTTTATCATTTATAATTTTCATTTTTTCTACAAATTTACCAGCATACACTTTTCTTTCGTGCAGTGATGTGCCTTCTTCAAAAATAAATTGCTCTTTATCTTCAGTTCCAGGGACTATGTTTAAGACGATACAATCTTTAGATATTTTTTCAAATGTTTTTAATATCATCAAAAGGTATGCTGGAGTTAAAGCATATGGTCTTATTGCAACCATAAATTTAACTTTCTGATTTGGTATAAAAGCATTTGCACATTTTGTAAAAGGATCAAGCGTTCCAGTATTAAATGTTACAAGTACAGATTCATAACCAACTTCATTTATTTTAATTAAAGTATTTTTTAATTCGGATGGAGACTTACTATGCCTTTGTAACCAATGGAACTTCATTTAAATTATATTTTTTTTCTACCCGTTTTTTTAGCAGGCTTAGGGATTAAGCTTGTCTCTCTCCTAATACCATGTTTATTAGTATCTATCTTTACACCTTGTCTTGGGTATCTTTTTGGTGTTTGTGTGCTTGTAACAGCACCAGCAGGTGCACCAACGTTAGCTGGTGGCACCATGCCAGTACCATCTTCTTTTTTAAAATTGCTCATAATTACATATTTGCAATCAAATTGTCTGATTCATCTGCACCAGAAATGGGAAGAGATCCAGAGGATCCTTCTTGGTTTAATCCAGAATTTCCTTGTGATGAAACATCTTTAATGTTAACTGAGGTTGCACCTAGAGTGCTTCCTAGTGTCTCACATCCACATTCGTAACACATTAGTTGCAGTTCTCACAATCTTTAACTGCACAAGGATTTTCGCCTCTTGTGTCTCTTGTGCACTTATTAGATGCAGGTGCTACTGGCTTAATTGCCTGTGCAATTGCTGCTTCCTGTGTTGGTGCTACAACTTCTTCTTTATCAAAGATTGACATTATTACTTTCCGCCCTGGCCTACGCCTGAACCGTCTTGTGTTGACTTATCTGTTGATGGGAATGCTGATCCTGGTGCAGCAGCGTACTGCTCTCCAATTGTGTGTTGTTCTGATGGCTTTACTGTTGCGAAGCCGTCTAAGTTTAATCCGTCTGACATGTTGTACTCCTATAGGTTATTTATTTAAGCGGGACTAGTAATCCGCTCATACCTATATTATAGCATTCAGTTGATTAGGATCTAAAGTTTTGATGCCAGCACTCATCGCAGACCTTTGTAGTTCCGCCTGCTTTAAGGGCTATTCTCGTTGCCTTATTGGGGCAATCTGTTAAATATTCGCATTTATTGGTAGACATTATTTAATATTTTTTTTAACAATACCTTGCTTGTATGGGCCCAGATCGGCTTTAATCGACCCATCTTTTCTTAATCTAACAATTCTTCCATCTTTAATTTGAGTGTCATTAAATGCTGTTGATTTTCTTTTTGCCATTATTTAACTTTATTTCCAAATTTATTCCAGGCTCTTTCGTGTAGAAAGAATCCTAACATTTCGCACAATGTGTAGATAATAGCAAATGTTCCAGCATACTCCCAATGTGCTTCTCCAGTAATGGCAAGTTCAAAAAAATATACTAAAGTGCCAACAAATAATATATGGACTGCTGGCCAGGTGACTGACTTATACAAACTTCTTTTATTAGATTCCATTTTGCTCCTTTATAAGCTCTTCAATTATATCATGTACCCGACCTGCTTGTGGATCGTCCATATGATCATGCACTAGCAAGTCGCTAATGCCTATTGATTTTAAATAATTAATCTTGTTTATCAAATGCTCTTTTGTGCCAGAAATAAATAAACGCTTTTCTGATTCGCTAAAAAATTGTTCTCCAAAAAGGTCAGCCTCTTCTTGTGTATCCCTTATTACTAGTCCAAAACAAATCATTTGTTTTTTATTATAAATTGGGTTACTGCTTTTTAAATGATCTTCATGCATATTTATCATAGATAAATGAGTAGCATTATGCTTAATTGCTATATTTCTTGTTAAATCTGAATGCCCACCCATAACTATCGGAGGCTTAGATCTCAATATTTCCATATTTAAAAATTTATTAAGCCACATGTCTGTATAATCAATTCTAGATTTAGTTGTGGGAAGAAGATCGCCTAATAATATTAGGTCTTCCATGCTTGTTTCACCTTGATGAATATCTCCAGAAACTACATTTAAAATGATTTTATTTGGTGCCATCTCATTTATTGATTGACATATCATCGCCATATATTCTGGGCTTATTGCATAAGTTCTAATTGCAATCATATATTTTAATTTTTGCTCAGAAGACATAACTCTTACTGCTTTTGTTAAAAAGTCAGGAACCTTTGAATGATATACCAATAGCACTGACTCGTATCCAACCTTTTCAAGCTTTTCTGAAAGGTCTGACAAGTATTGAACTGATTGCTCATTACCTCTTGTCATGCAGTGAAATTTCATTATTGTCCTTTGTTTAATAACAATTTTATCATTTAAATACTAAAGGGGCAAGGCCTAAGCCCCGCCCCTTTAATTTAAAGAATTACTTCTTTAATGCAACCTTAGCCTTTGGATTTTTTGCATTCCACTTCTTAGCAAGAGCGTTATACTCTGCGATGTAAGTGGCCTTAGCAAGATCTGCTGCTGCTGTTGCAGTTATTGTTGCTGCTTTTGCATCGGCAAGAGCCTTATCTGCTGCAACCTTGTCTGCTGCACGTCCAGCTTTTTCTGCTGCAAGTGCTGCATTAGCAACTGCTAGTTCTGAGTTCTTTGCTGCAAGTTCCCCTGCAAGATCACGAACTGCTACTGTTGCAACTACAGAACCTACTGGTGCTGCAAGGCCTGTTACGGCTGTTGCTACTGTTGCGTATGCTGTAACTACAACTGAACCTGAAGCAGGAAGTGTAACTGTCTGCTCCTTAGTTCCAAGTGTTGCTACTGCTGTATCTGTTGTAAGCGCTGTTGCAGTTGCTGCACCATTTGAGCTTACTAAAGTATTAATTGTTGCTCCACCCTTTAGG